CGCCCGGCTGCGTCAACGCGCCAGCGGGCGAGTAGTAGAGCACCGTCAAGACGCGGTCGCGCCAGTCGCGCGAGCCGTCAACCTTGACCTGCGTGGCGGTGGCGAGCGTCGCCGATGACGATTGCCATTCGCAGCCGTCGCAGCCCGCAGCCGAGAGGACGTTATTCTGCGCGCCCGAGACCAGGCCGACGGTCACGTCCTGCAGGTCGTTCAGTTGCGTGGATGTGATCGGCGCGTTGGCGGCGTAGGTCGCGATGCGTTCCATAGGTCAGCTCCCGAGCACTGTATAGTCAACGCCCGAATCGAGGTAGCCATCGCAGTAGAAACCGACCGCGTTAGCCGTCACCCCGAGGGTGTGCGCCGGCTTCATGCGCTCGATCATGTCCACGATGCGCGCGCGCTTGGCCGTGTTCAGCAGGATCGCCAACGGCACGACCACCACGAAGCGGAACACCGCGCCGACGTCCACCGTGGTCGATGGCGTCTCGACCACCGACGTACCGCCGCCCGTGAATCCGTCGACCGCGCTGATGATGGCCTGCGGCGTTCCCGCTCCGCTCGAGCGGATGAACGCCAAGAGCCGCGCCTGTCGATCGGCCAGGGTCAGCGAGGAGTCGGGCAGCAGCCCGTATGCCGCCTCCCACTCCGCGATCATCGAGGTGACCGTGTTGGCGAACGCCTGATTGAGCAGGTCGATGAGCATCAGCCGCGCATCGTCCAGCGAAGCGCCGAACGCGAGCGCGTCCGCGGCGGTGAGCGAGTCCTGCGGCGCCTGCCACCCCGCGCCAATGACGCGGAGCATCTGCCGTGCAATCGCCAGCGTCGCCGGGCGCCCCGTGGTGGATGCGTCGGGGAGCGATTGCAGGGCGCGGGTCACGCGTGCACCAGCAGGTCCGACAGGTTGCACACGCGCTTCGGCGACGGCGCAAACGGGGCAGCCGGCTGGACCACGACGCACGACAGCACGCCGGGCACGGCGATCACCGCCGCGGCGAGAGAAGACGGGTAGACGATCTCGTTAGACCCCGCAGGCCAGCGCGAGGCCGGGGAGGTGTCGCCCGGCGTGAGAGCGTCGAAGAACGCGAACACCGCGAGCCGGATCAGGTTCCAGTTGGGCGGCGCGGGGTACACGAGCCCACCCGAAAGCGGCGAGCCTACGGGGTCGGCGGTCTGGACGAAGGTCGTCTCTCCCGCCGAAAAGGTCGCGTTGCCCAGCACGACCGACCGCAGCGTCCCGCGCTCTGCTGCGGGCTGCGGGCTGACCAGCGCGGACAGCCCCTCCTTGGCGGTCTGATCGCCCGTGACGACTAGCGATGTGTTCGTCGACCCCGCCGCGACGGTCATCGTCCCGGCCCACGGGAACGCGTAGGCGCCCGACATGACCAGTTCGAGCTCGACCGTCGTGAAGTCGAAGCCGATGGACTCCACCGTCCAGTTGTCGCCATCCGGCCCCATCGTCACCGGTCGGAGCTGGACGCCATCGGCGGTCAGCACGCCCGCGACGGTGCGGTCACCGTCGATGTAGTCGATGATGTACGGCAGCGGAGATGCTTCAACGCGCGAGGACAGGTCATCGTCGGGGACCACGCTGAGAGGGACCAGGCTGTCGCCTTGCGCGGGGCCAACCGCAACCACCGTCACGCATCCGAGCGTGCCCGTGGTGCCCGTGCCGGGGACTACTGCAGGCGGCTTGAGCAGCGGGTAGACGTAGGCGTTCGCGACGGTCGTCCCGAGGTAGCCCGTGACCCACGAACGCCAGTCCGAACGGTTGCCGCTGGCGGGACGGTCCTGCAGCCGGCCGAGCAACACCGCGCGGTACTCGTCATCGGTCGCGGGACCGGCCGCGGGCACGCACGACAGCACCGTCATCGTGGCGTTGAGGCCTGCCGGGGCGGTCTGGAACGTCAACACGGCACCGACGCTCCTGTTGCCGCCGACGCCGATGGCAACGGCCGTCAGGGCGATCGTGGCGTGGCTGCTGCCGTCGGTCGTAACGGTCGTGGTCGTGACGTCGTAGAGCGTGCCGTCCGTGAACGCCGCCTGGGTGAGCGCCGGGATGCCGTAGTTGGTCAAAGGCGCCGCGCCGGTCACCTGCGCGGTCAGCTGCGCGAAGGTGCCCACAGGGCGCGGGATGCCGTAGACCGCTCCGAAGCGTTCCAGCGCCGCGGTCGATGCCTGGTCGGGGAGGATGTCGCGCGAGACCTGGACGGCCTGCGCGTCGAGGGCCTCTTGGATGACCCCGATCTGCGAGGCGAGGAGGAAGGCGTCCGACCCCTCCGAGGTGAGCAGCGTCTCGCCGCGGGCGGAGTACTCCGCGGACCAGTAGCCGAGGAGCTGGTCTCTGATCTGCGAGCGGGTGCGAGCGGTGAATGCCACGGGTCAGATTGCTCCGGTGATGCGCGTGCGTAGCAGCGTGGTCGCCCGCGGGTCGCGGTAGGCAACAGCATACTCCAGCCGATCCCCCGCTGTCACGGTCACGGTCACGACCAACCCGGTGATCTGGCCCGACTGCACGTACTGCCCGAGGCCCGCGAGGATCGTAGCGCGCGCGGTCGTCGCCGCGCCGGTCCCGAGCTTGGCGATGCGCGCCCAGTCGATGCCGAGGGTCGGCAGGACAAGGCACGCACCGAGCTGGGTGCGGAGCGCCATCGCGATGGTCTCGGCCATCGGCGCGCGCGAGGCCGTCCAGGTGTTGCCCGTCATCGTCACCTCACCCGTCGAGGGCGTGCGGGCGCGAGTCACTGCGTAGGTCATTGGCCGCTCACTTTCACCGAGAGATAGGCCGTGCGCGAGGCTTTGAGCGCATCGCAAGCGACGTTGAAGGTCACGATGAGGCCGCCGAGAGTCGCAGCCGCGGCCGCCACAGGTGGGAGCGCGGCGCCGACCGCGTTGGCAAACGTCCCGATGCCGAGCATCACGATCTTGAGAGCATCGAGGAATACCCCCAGCGCGTCGGCGTACACGGTGCCTTTCACGAAGGGCTGCGAGCCGTCCTGGAGCTTTACGACCGTCGCGCCCGCGCTGACGATCTCGATGCTCCCATCGGCGCGGATGCGGATGGTCGCCGAGGCGTTGCTCGACCCAGGCCCGTAGAGCCGCACCTCCCCGGCCTCGACCGACTGCGCGCTTGCACCCTTGTCGAGCAAGGCGAGCGCGACGGCCTGGTCGCCGATGCGGATGAACGCCGCCTCTGCGGTCGCCGACAGCGACGGCGCGGCCATGAGCCCCGCGGGCTGCAACACCTCGACGGCGTCGATGCGCTCCGCGCCGTCATCATCGCCCTCCTGCCCCGTGGCGGCGATCTGCAGCGTGGTCGCGCGGCTGTTGCCGCTCACCGTCACCCCGAGAACCTTGCCGAACTCGATCATGGTGTCGGCTCTATCACAAGCGCGCCAAGGGGGAGCAGTCGCAGCCGGCTGAGGGTGCCGCCCGATCGCGAGCGCCGGAACTCGATCGCGACGATGAGCATGTCCTCGTCGAGCGGGGAGCCATCGGCGGCGAGGCAGACGTCGTCGCGGACCCTCGCGATCGTGTTCAGCGCGTAGAGCGTCTGGACGCCGTCTACAGTCTGCCCGTGGCCTCGCACCGTGCACTCATAGGTCCGGAAGGTCCGCATGGCCTCCATGATCGCCCTAGCGCCTTCCTGCGCCGCCCGCTGGCGTGTCCTTGCCTTCTGGGACCGCTGATGACGCGGCTGCGGCGGGAAGGGATCGAGGGTCAGGCCGCGCGAGATCGAGGGGTTGGTCAACCCGACGTTCTCGGTGATGCTGGCCGACCGCGAGGACACCGAGGCGCCGCGACCGCTGCCCGTGTAGACCGCCACCGTGGTCGGCACGCCTTTGATGCTGATCGTCTCGCCGCCCGTGAGGATGTTGCCCTCGTACTCCTCCGACCCGGTGATCTGGCGGCGGTAGAGCACATAGGACGGCGTGCCGTTGGTCACGGGGACATCGACCACCAGGGCGATGCCGCGCTCCGCATCGGGCGCCACCCAGATGAGATATCCCAGCCGCGCGACGATGGACGTGGCGAATGCCCACAATTTATCCCCAGGCTCTGGATGCGCTTGGTCGATGCGGACCGTGCGCGCCGAGGTGCGTGCCGTCCCTCGAGGGCCATGCGCGCGGCCGCTAGTGACGCGCACGTTGGCGATGCTGTCCACCACGCGACACGGCACCCCGAGCGGCCCGAAGACCTGCGGCAACGCCTCCCCGAGCGTCATGCTGGCGATAGACAGCGTGGGGTCGGCGTCGAAGTCCATCGCAGGCCCAGCGAGGTCGCGACCCGAGAGGATCACCGTCGCGCCGCCCTTGCGGCTGGCCTCGGTGCGAATCGTCTCGATGCGCCCGGTGAGTTGCGTGGCGTTGTCGATGGACAGGGACACGTCGTCGCCCGCGCGGACGAGGGTCTTGATGATGTCCCAGGTCGTGCGCCTTGCCGCCGACCGGAAGAACGCGAAAGTCCACGCGTTGCCCGACTGCAGCATGTCGAGGGTGATGACGTACTCGTCCCACACATCGATGGCCGTGCCCGATGTGCAGAGCAGGAGGTCAACGACGTGGTCGTATGGCGTCGGGTCGATGGTCATGCGGGCAGCACCGTCACGACGGTCCCGGCGGGTACTAGCAGGGGGTCCGAGAAGCTGTTGGCGGCATAGAGCAACGAGGTTTTGCTCAGGTCGCCATAGACGCTCGCAGCGATCTCGCAGACGCCCATGTCGGCGGGTACGACGAAGTACCGCACCCCCGAGATTCCCGGTGCAAAGCGCGCGTAGTAGCCCTGCGTGGCAACCCGCAGCG